CTTAATTTATAAAGTTAAAAGCAATGGCATACGGAGATTGGGATAATCTCACCTCGATTACGAGGGAGAAAGTTCTGCCAAAGATAGTTGACCAGATTGGAAAAGACCACCCGTTTTTGGGTCGCTTGTTCAATTCTGCCAAACTTTGGAATGGTGGAACGACAATCCAGCAGCCTGTGAAGTTCAGACAGAACTCACAAGGTGGTTCATATTCTGGATTGGAAGTTCTTGATACGGGCCAAGAAAAAACCCGCACAAGAGCGAAGTGGGAAGTCAAACAGCTTTACCAGCCGATTGTTCTCTCAAACATTGACCTGGCGAAGAACGGCGGCGAAAAGATTGCCGACCTTATGGATACTGAAATGCAAGAGGCTCACACGAGCCTTGAGGACAAGTTTGGAACGCAGTTGTTCCAAGACGGAACTGGAAACGGCTCAAAGAATCTCACCGGTTTGATCGCGGCTATCGATAATTCAACGAATGTCGATACCTATGGCGATATTCTTCGCTCGACCTATACCTGGTGGAAAGCGAACTATACCGCTTCGGTTGGCTCGCTGATGCTTTCGGATCTCGCGACTATGTTTGATAGTTGTAAATCCGGCCAGGACAGCCCCTCGATCATTGTGACCGATGAGGCGACCTGGAGCGCGTATGAAGCCCTGCTTCAACCGCAAGTGAGATTCCAAAGCGAGGCAAGCGGATATAACTCCGGAGATGGTGGTATGAAAGCCCTGTCGTTCCGTGGTGTTCCGATGATTGCCGATGAGTATTGTACGGCTGGGTATATGTACTTCATAAACGAGAAGTATCTTGACCTGTACTATATGAAGCACCCAAAGCACCCGACCGATTCCAAAGGATTTACTGTAACTCCGCTTCGAGAACCCACCAACCAGGACGGACAAGTCGGATTCATCCTGTGGTATGGCAATATGATCAATACCCAACCGCGCCGGTCTGGTGTATTGCGAGGCGTGACTGCCTAGTTTGTAGCTAATTTGTAAATCCAAAGTGTAAAATTATGGCTATTGCAGTATCAAGCACGAAAAAAACCACATTTGGCAATAAGAAGATTGTCATTTGTGAGGGAACTTTCGCGAGTGGGGATACTTCCGGTACAGTCGACACCGGATTAAGTGCGATCGATCACGTTCAGGCCCAATGGACGGACTTGCTGGATAAAACAGTCAACCCGACTGTTTCCGGAGGAATTGTCACGCTGACAGTCACCAACCCAGCAGCGACGAAGAATTGGAGAATGATCGCGATTGGTCACTAGAGTTAATTAGTTAAGATTCAAAGCTATGAATACAGGTGGATTAACTGCTCCTGTCGAAACGGTCGACGGAGTAGGCGCGCAAGGAGCGCGAAAGCGTCAAGGTGTAAATGAATTTGTTTATATGCAAGTTCCCGCCACCTATGCAGCCGGTCGTCCTCTCGTTGTCACTCACGACGGCGATGAGGAAGTAATGGTGAAAGGTGTTGCTCCTGCGACCCTTGCGGTTTATCAAGAGATAGCCGTCACCCCTAAACTTGCCGGCGCTGCCGCCGAGTTTATGTGGTGTCAAGTGAGAGGTATTTGTAAGGCGCTTTGCGACGGGACAACCGACATCGCAAAGGACGACTATCTTGAAGTCGTCACTACCGAAACAGCTTTCTTTATTGATTCTACGGCTCGTTCCGTAAATTCAGTAGCGATCGCGTGTGAAGCATATACCGATACTGCGGATGCCCTCAAAACTGTTCATCTTCTTGGTGATCGAGTTCTTGTTGCGGCTTCCTAGTTCCTTTCTGCTCCTCTTTCGAGGGGAGCAGGCCAGGAATATTAAAAAATAACGAGAAACACAATGGAGGAGAAAATACTGATTGCCATACCTTCGGGGCGTGGTGAAACTGCGATTGAGTTCACAACAGCTATAATCGCGATGATCCTTAAAACAAGAGAGAAGTATCCGAAGATAAGTTTTGCAACGGCAACTTGCTCGCGAACTTATATTCACCAGTCGAGACAGACGCTTATGGATAGTTTCGTGGACGAAACATTGGCGGACAGAGTTCTATTTATGGACGATGATAACATTCCGCCGGAGGACGGACTGATTAAGCTGCTGGAGCTCGACTTGCCTATCGCATCCGGGATCTATTTTCGGAGAAAGCCACCCTACGAGCCTATCCTTATGATGAAACGGCGGGACGGAGAGGGATCTGAAAGAAATGGCCAGTCGTGGCTCAAAGGAATGACAGAGCCATTCAAAGTTCACTCAACCGGCTTCGGATTTATTCTCATCAAAAAGGAAGTTCCGCTAAAAATGCGAGAATCAAGAATACCAATGTTTGATATGCGGCTCGGTGTTGGAGAAGATATTTGGTTTTGTATCCAAGCAAGTGGCGCTGGATTTGAAATCATAGTCGATCCGACTTGCATTGTGGGCCATATCGGGGACAGGGAAGTGATAACGAATACCCACTACGAAGAATACTTTGAAAAGAATATGCGCGGACTGGTTGAAAAGGCCAAAAGAGTTGAGGGATATATGACGGACGAAGAATTGCAGGTTTTGGTCGATAACGCGGTCTATTCATATTTCACGATTGAGGTTGGAACTTGGATGGGAAGATCGGCGACAGTTCTATCAAAATCTAAAAGGCTGGTTTGTGTCGATAAGTTTGACGGAATGCTCGACGGAGAAAAGAAATGCGAGGGAACGCTTGGTATGGTCAAGGAAACGCTCAAAGAATATCCGAATATCCAGTTCTTACAGGGAGATTCAGGAGAGTTGGCGGATAATTTCCCGAATGACTGCGCGGATCTGATACTGATTGACGGCGGACACGACTATAAAAGAGCCAAAGACGATATTGAAAAGTATTTTGAGAAGTTGAAGATAGGCGGAAAAATGCTCGTTCACGATTACGCAAAGGGATGGCCCGATGTGATGAAAGCCTGCGACGAGTTCGCGAAAGAGAAAAAGCCGATATGCGCTTGCAGGAAAGTTCCATTGACCAGTTTTTTTGAAATAGTAAAAATGTAATCTAAACATTAAAAATAATCACAATGGCAGACAGCACAATCCCGATTAGTGAAGTCCCAAAGGACATCGACCCGAATATGGTCGGCTCGGTCACTAATCCGACAAAAGAAGATTTCTCGCACAGCTTCAACAAGCAGGAAGTGACGCTGAAAGCGGGAGAAACAAAAATGTGGCCGCTCCCTATGGCTATCCACATTGCCTATCACCTTTGCGACGGAGAAGTTCGCAAAGCATTCAAGGCAAGAGTGAACACAATCAAGGACGACAAGAAAAAGGAAGAAGAAAGCCGAAAGTCGATCGGCGGATACAAAGAGAAGATCCTCGAAATGATGAAAACGATAGTGGAAACCGAAAGCGACTACCTTGAAAAAGTAAATGCAAAAGATTTGAGATAGAGGACGCCAGGACTATTCCTGGCGAGAGGGTGCTCGGCTATCCTCCCCGACCCCTCTCTCGTTAGGAATAATCAATAACTTTAATACAATGTTCGACCAAAAATATGTAGTGGCGCATAGTGGAATATCAGCCACAGCAACATCAGTAGCGATTTCAACACTAGGCGCGAAAAAAGCGACGATTGAATTTATCGAGTTGGCGACTGTTTCGAACAGATCCGGAGTGCTCACGATCACCGGCGCGGTGACGAGAGGCGGAACTCATCGGGCAATCAATATGTTGATTGATAATGTGGAGAACTCGAATGTTCAAACACTCACGAGAGTTGCCTCAAAGACGAGAGACGCCGCTGGAGTGGATCTTCTTTTCCTAGATTTGGCAAATTATGGTTTTGCGGAAATAAAGGCAGTCGTGACGATCACGGATGGAGCAACTCCAACGGGAACATTCACAGTTAATGTCTTAATTGAGAAATAATGGCAAAAGTAGTCATCAATAATACGGATAGCCCGAAAGATTCTCGCGTCCCGATCAATAACAACTTCACCGAACTCTACACAGGGAAGGAGATTGTTCAGGCTTCGGAGAAAACAACTCCGGTGGATGCTGATACTGTTGGCTTGATTGATTCTGCCGCTTCTTCCGTATTGAAATATGTCACTTGGGCGAATATAAAGTCAGCCCTTAATCCAATGACAACTGGTGGCGACCTTGTTTATGGTGGAACAAGTGGAGTTGAAACACGCCTCGCCAATGGAACAGCGGGACAAGTGCTTCAAAGTAATGGCACGACACTAGCCCCTAGTTGGGCAGCTCCAGCAGCTGATTTTCTGGTAATGCAA